CTTGGAGTCAACCAGATCCATTACAAGAGATTTTTACTGTCTCTCTATTATAACTTGCTGTGGTTCAGGAGTCAACAAGAAAGGTGCGATTCTACTACCGGCACCTATGATTAGTGCTCCAACGATCAAAACTCCTCCTACCTGCCATCTAAACTTGGAGAATGCTTTGATGTCTACTTGTATCCTATCAATTCTTTCGTGAATGATTCTATGATTCTTTTCTTCATTTAATTTTATCTCATCAATCATTTTGATGATGAGTTCATCACTCTTCATTGTCTGCTCAATTCTTTCATCGTGCTTCGTAAGAATTTGAGCAATGCGATTATTACCTTCCGATATCTTCTCTACAGCAGATTCTAACTTTGCAAGCATCTCTCTAGAAAGATCCTCATACATATCAAGTTTAGATTCAAGGACTGCCACCTTTGGATCTGAGAACATTATCCTTTACCACTCCATCTCTTTCTTGCACCAGGCATCAATCCTCTAGCAATGATTGGTGGTCTTTTCTTCTTCTTTAAATCCACAGGAGGATCTCCAGTTATTCCAGCAACTCCTCCAGCTGCAACACTCATTGTCGGTGCTTCCTCTTTGAGGTTAAGAGAACGAACCATACTTCTTATATTTTCCAATCTTCTGTCATCCATGACATTAGTATATCGTTTTGATGCATCTGTCATGTTATCAATATCTGACAATGATAACTTTTGAACTGGATAAACGTTGGAGAATCTCCACTTTGCCTGACCAGATTGTCCAGGAGTTTGATAATCTTGATCTAATGTATCATCATCACGACGAAAAAGCATAATATCACGGCTAGCAATATTACCACTACTAACGTTATTAGTTGGTGCTGCTTCCTTTATATTTCTAACTTTAGAAATAATCCTGTCAATATCCATCAGATCTCTTGTAATTGTTCCATACAATACTCATCTTCTTTCAATTCAGTAATCTCAGTTTTAGGATATTCTGAAATACGATTCAGGAATAATAAAAAACTTTTTATATATGGCCATAGTTCACGTTCTAAATTATAAAACAGTAAGGGAACTGCTGCGTCATTGAAAACGTTAAACAAGACCGTCAAGTGATTAAGTATGAGATGAGTTTTGAGTTCCCCAGTATTTTTATATCTTTTGAGCAACCGTTTGATGTATTTGATACGTTTTAAATCGTCTTCAAAATCATCCTTGGTTACTGCCTGAGGATTATCGTAAAATTTTATAGCAAAGAGTAAGTAATTACTCTCGTTCAACTCATCAAATCTCATACTATATTACATGCAATTATCAGTCAAGTCCTGGTGTGAAGTTGGTTATTCTGTCACTGGTAATTCCAGACATCGCAACTAACGTTTCAGTTTTAACTCTTAACGTAGTGGTGCCATCAGCATTGTTCTGCAGATAAGTTTGAATACCAACCCATCCAGCATGTTGGACTGCATATGCTGTTGCCTTTGCAGTGTCTGCTTCAGTTTCATCAACACCAACAATAGCTACAGTTCTATTTGACTGAACTTCTGGTGCATCATATGTAGAATCATCCAACACATATTTTGGTTTCTCATTGATGTAGTAATCTTGAGAAAGAATGGTGCCACTTCCGACTAAATCGTCCGTGCCAAAGATAGCAAGTGTGTGCACACCAACGACACTACTAACGATAGCAAAACCAACGGTTGAACCAGCACCAGTTTTTACACCATTACCGATAGTAATAACATCACCAGTCTTGATACCAGCTGTTACGAAATTAATAGAACCACTATGGCGTCTAATTTCTTTCTCAGTGAAGTGGACATTAACTTTGCCCGTGTCATACACTAGTTCTTCTTTGCCCCAAAGAGCCATGTTCCCTTACCTATAATTCTTTATACAGATATTTATATATTATTCAGCTTCTCTGTTCTTGATTGCCTTGGTGACAACCTCAAGAAGTTGATCGTCCATATCGGTCTTAGTTAACTTAACCGCTTTAGAAAGAATAACAAGACAGATCTCAATAAGTTTCTCACCGAGTTCCTCATTTTCCGGAATCTTTGCGACGGCATCGGAGATTACCTTTGATGCGAGTGGAAGTAAAAATGCTAACATGATCTATACCGTAAGTCTATTCTATATAGACTCCAAAAACTCTTTTAATGATTTTTTCTTTTCTGGAAGACCTTTATGATCAGTTGATGCAAAATCTTTTACATCTTTCTTCTTCATCGTGGTAGCAGCTTTCGCAGTCTCAGGAGTAGTAGGTGCCATCTCACCTTTTTGGATGGCACGAACTATCCCGAAAAACTTTTGCTGTGCTTTAGATACAGCAGGCATTACTTTTTCTTAGTGTCCATGACGGCACCTTTGCCATACTTACCACGAATTTCTGCCTTTACTTTTTCAAGTGCGGACATACCATCATATTTTTTCTTTGGACCAGTAGCAACGTTCTTGGCAGGTCTATCATATCTGGTATTTCCATCAACACCACCACGTTCCATGCGACGATCTCTCAGAGAATCTTCCGAAGATTCATCAACAGTTTTTCTACGACCACCACTCATAGGTTGATCATGCTGAACAGGTCTACCAGTCTTTTTCTTGGCAACAGCTCTCTTAGAACCATCAGGATTCTTAAAATCGGAAGGGTAAGTTGCTTCGGTCATTTCACCTTCCATATCATAAGACATCTTTAGACCCATTGCTCTCAACTTATTTTTAGCAAGATTAATTTTAGTTGGCATTGATCTTGGATCATCTTTTTCAGCATCAGGTTTCATAGTCCTCAATGCATCAAAAGTACCATCCTTTTCTCCCTCTACCTTTTTCGATTCGGTAGGACATTCACTCTTTCCATGAACTGCACATTCTTCACCTTCATTATTATGTGCACAATTTGCTTCCTCACTATAATTCAAGGCAAGTCTACCCTGTTTCTGCATTTGCATTGCCTGCTTCTGCATCATAATTTTTTTCTTCAGCATCCTATCCTTATTCATAAGTTGCTGTCTTTCTTCAGGAGAAGGACCTGCTGCTTTTGCTGCAGCCATTGCTTCTTCAACTTTTTTTGCTTTCAGAGTATCAAGTTCTGCCTTGATTGATTCTCCAAGGGAAGGATTGACCTTGACGGTATTCTTACCCTTCATCACATCAAGTTTCTTATCTTCCTTATCCTCTTCTTTTGCATCGGCAATGAACTCTTCCTTTGCCATTGCTTTTTTGATGGCTTTATCTCTAGAACCCATATACTCTGCGGTTCCAGATTCAATCTTTCCATCACCATCATAATCTTTCTTTGCTTTCTTACCACCAGCTGGTTTTGGATCACCCTTATAGGCATCATCTGGTTCTTTACGACCAGTGATCTCAACGGAAGCAATATTTTTGTTTGCTCTCAGTTCGGCAATCTTAGCACGATCTGCTTTTCTATAAGAAGTATTGCCAGTTGCCTTGTCTACTACCTTGATAACAAACTTTCTTTCTTCTGCTTCTAAAAAGACTCTAGTAAGAACATAAGATGAAGAACCCTTAACATGTTCAGATACAGGAACAACACCAGTATCTACTTGCTCCTTAAATAACTTTTTCTTCACAAGTGCCTTAACAGCACCTGGTGCTGTTGAAGATCCAAGCAAAGATCTATAAAGTTGCTGAACTTGTCCAGGACTCATGTTAGATCCCGAAGTCCCCTTCATTTTTTGTCTTGCTTTATACTTAATATCAGAAGCAAGTTGTGATGCTTGCTGCTCAATACTTGTATCTCCGGCGGCATGACCTCTGCGAGGACCTTCTTCAAAAATATTTTTATCCATTGGAAGATCTAGTAATTCTTACTTTTTTCTATATTTATTTATAAACTGCCTTCCCTGCTCACTTCCAGGAACTAATTTTTCAACGTATTTACGATGTGCATCAGTGCCAACTAATCTCTGATCTGCAGGAACACCTGATGGAGCATCACTATTAGTAATTGCCTCCGATACATCCTTGATCCAGGACTTGAACATTATCTTATCTTCTGTAACACAAATCAAGTGATTTGTTCCACGTCTAATAATCTTTCCTACAAGACCAGTATTGATATTTTCTACAAGTTCACCAACTCTGAAAATTTTATCACCAATAAAGTTCTCACGAAGTCCTTTCCAATCAAACTTGGGAGCAATTTCCCACATATTCCAACCTTCTTTAATATTCATCGCAGCACGAATACTATTATAAAGTTCTCTAGTTTGCTTGTTGTTTAGTGATGATGGTACTCCCTTACGGAAAGTTGTGAAGTCTCCTTCTGCTGCTGCTTTTCTCTGTTTGGATGCAGACATGCCAGAAACGTCGTCACCATCAGGATCCCTATCACCCGCAGAAAGGACTTCCAAGTTATCAAATTGATAAAGTTTTCCATTGTAATTACCAGACAGTTTTTCAAATTCTGCTACACGATCACCACCACCGACGATACGAACACCGGCATATCCATCCATATGTGCTTTCTTAAGAACATCAAAGATAGTTCTGTTCTGAGGATCATTGACAATTCTCTCACTATGTTTGGGGAACATTTGACGCATGACCGATACTTTTGTATCTGCATCTAATGGATTCTTTTTCTTATCCTGACTTCGTGATGGGATAATAATATAGTCTCCATCATCAGAACTTGCTGCTACAGTATCAAGCAGTTTTTCGTGTCCTGTTGTTGGTGGATTGAAACGACCAAATGCAACAGTAAGTGTTCCTTTGGTTTTTTCTACTGCTGGTGGACCTTCCTGTGCCGGTGCTTGTTGTGCTGCCGGTTGTTCTGGTGCGGGAGCAGAAGTTGTTTGTGATAAGTTCTTTTCTTTATCAGTCTGTGGAGGATCTTGCTGACCAACTTTCTGTCTCTTATTATAAAACTTCAGTCTTCCTTTATCAGTCTTCGCAACAAACTCACCATCTTTATACCATCCACCGTGCCCGTCTCCTTCGAGTCCAAGACGTGCTGCCTGCTGTGCCGCAGATTCTGTTAAAAATTGAAAGAAATTCTTCATTACTTACTCAGTCGTTTAATTATTTCTTTTTCGTGTGCGACAATATAATTGAGAACTTCCATTCTCATTTTCTTATATTTATTCATCATGCGATCTGTCCCACACATAGACATCTGTTTATCAAAGACAAGGTAGACATGAGCAAGAAACTCATTATATCTGAAACCAGGTGCCTTTGTCTTAGATTCAAAAGATTGTAATAATTCGTCAATTTGTGGGTTCATTATTTATCAGATACAATATTATTAGGATCTAGGAAATACAAAAGATCCTCCTCAGACTGATTACTATCTAAACTAAATCCAGTTTTTGATGGTTTTTTAGCAATGAGTAAAGCAGTGGAAAATCTATAATTCCATTTTTCAGTTCTACTACCACCAGGTTTTCTTCTAATTCTCAATTTGAGAGATCCATCAAATTTTTTAACTCCGATAGATTTTAAATTAGCAGGGTCTTTTTGCATATAATACAGTCCATGTCCACCAATCTGTATGTAATATGTTTTTTTAGTTCCATAATATTTAAATAAAGTTTCAAGACTTGGAGCATCAGCACCAGTTAGCATGATATCTTTAAAGTGTTCGTGATCATAATTTATATCTCTCTCATTCATTTTTCTAGTTCCACCATCTTTAGCAGAAAATTTTCTAGGAACTCCAGCAGTTCCCCACTCCTTCTGAACTATTTCAGGAACTTTCATAGCAGCAAGAAGTTTTCTCATTTGCTCTCCTTCTGGACTTTTCTGTCCATCAAGATACCACTGACCATTAGGTTTACATTTTAAACCACTCTGACCAAAATCTGCTTTATCATCTAATTTAATTTCTATTTTTATATCTTGTTTTTTCTTTGTGTTTCCAGGTGCCACCGAAAGCAAAAGATCTGGTAAATCGTTAGCAGCTCCTGCTGGAGTGAATGTTTTAGGAACTAATCCAAGTTCTTTACACCTTTCAAAAATACTATCTTCATACATAAATCCACCACCACCGGATTTGAAGTAGTGTTTCATCCCCTTCTTGTCATATGCATCTGGGTCATTATTAGGTTCAGATACTTTCTTGGGCATAACACAAAATACTTTTCTAAGTATTTAGATGGAGTTAAGGGGACTCGAACCCCTAACCCCCTGCTTGCAAAGCAGGTGCTCTACCAATTGAGCTATAACCCCAAGAGGAGGACCTCAGTCCTCTTTTAGAATTTCTTCAAGTTGATCATCAATACTAACGATTGCTTCACGAATTTGAGAAACACGTTCTGGAATACACTTAGGATCATAAGTGTATTGTTTAGTATCAGTAAACAGTGATGCACGAACTGCTGCTGCTTGATAGACAGACATTTCTACTGTCACTTTCTTTTCTTCACTCACAGGTCTCCCTCCGCACGATTCTCAGAATAGTATACATCAAATGCACCACCAGGATAACGTTTTTCAAGTTTCTTTACATTTCGTGCAATCACATCGTCAAACGAAACTTCCAGTGCCATACAGGCATTAGCAACATACCACATCAAATCACCAAGTTCAATGATAAGGTGTTCCTTGTTTGCCTCATCCCAAGGTTTACCCTGGAAAATAACCTTCTTAATAATCTCAAGAAACTCACCACCCTCAGCATTAATACCAACACCGGCAGTCAAAAGACGTTCAATGTTAGCACCCTTCTCATCCAGTTCTACCAGACGGTCAGCAAGGGAAACGAAGTCAGTAGATTCGTCAGAGGTAACGGCATCTACAAACTTTTGATAACGTTCAAAATCAACTTGCTTTGTCATAGTTTTTTTCTCTAATTGTTCACGATAAAATTGTTGTGTCCACCCATCATTGTATGGAGAGTTTGCTTGAATTTCAAGGTCTAAATTGTTCATTTTAAATCAAGTGGGTTTTCATTAGACTGAGGAAGTTTTTGTTTTGAAAGGTCAAATAACTCATCAAATTCTTCCTCAGAAACTTCTTTCCAACTACCACCAACACCACCATCCATGTTGACTACGATGTCACGAGTTGGAAGTTGTTTACCATTAGAAACATCGATGATATCGCCAGGAAGAGGATTGAACTGATAGTAATGTCCGTCCCATCGTGCATTTCTCATACCGATAAGATTGACTGCATCTCTTTCGATGCCACAGTCAGCAATCTTTTCTCCTCTAGGGTTGAATACAGAGTAATAACCGTTCATTGGAATTTAAACCCCTCAAAGGATTTTTTGGGTTTCTCCTCGTAATTATACTCCTCTTCTTGTCCAGAGTCAAGTATGTCATTCTGTGCAGACTGCTCACAATCATAGAGACGCATCTTTGCACGATCAATACCAACAACAAATCTTTTATTGACTGATAAGTCATTATATCGATTCTTCAACTGCTTCACCATTATCTGACCAAGTTGTTCAAGTTCCTCAGTGCTAATAAGGGCAAACATAAGATCAGCAGTAGCAGGGAGACCAAAGGACTCAGAAGTGTCAGTAAGGTCAACGTCAGAGCTACCATAACCAGAACGAGTGGTCTGGGTGGCAGATACGATAGGGACCTCGGTTTCGACAGCCAACCCTCTAAGCTCCTCTGCAATAGACTTAATATATGAATATGAATTGATAGAACCACCTTGGCGATACCTGCTGGAAGCACATATATTAAGGTAATCAATGAAAATAATATCAGGTCTAAATGACTTCTTAAGTGCAAGTTCATTAAGAAGTGCCTTAAAGTGTCCACTGTGTGCACTTGCAGTCGGATACTCTTTAATTATAAGAGTGCCCTGAGTTTTCTTGGCAAGATTTGTTACTTTGTTTTCAAACATTGACTTTGGCAAGTCAGTCAAGTCCTGAATAGGAACATTCAGGAGGTTTGCGTCAATTCGTTCAGCAATCTTCTCTTCTGCCATCTCCATTGTAATATAGAGAACGTTCCGTCCTTGGAGCAGCACGGAGCTAGCGACGTGGCACATGAATAGAGACTTGCCGACGCCTGTACCAGCAAGCGCGATGTTAAGAGTCTTGTTAGGTAGACCACCTTTCGTGACCTTGTTAAAGTATTCGAGATCAAACGGGATCTTGTCCTCTTTCTTGTGATAGAACTCATATCTTTCTTCGTAGTTTTGTAAGTAGTCATGTCCAATATTGTTGTCAAACGAAACTGCCAATGCATCAGAAAGAATGCTAGGAATAGCATCCCGGTTCTTTTTCTCATCTTGCCCATCAGCAATGCCGATTGATTCCATCAAAGCAAGATAAATGGCACGATCACGACACCACTTTTCAGTAGTATCTAGCAACCATTGATGATCCACCGGAGCATCAGTCAGTTCTGAAGTTAAGTTTCTAGTTTCTCTGACTTCTCCTTCATTGAGATCTGTACGATTTTCAATCTCAATACACAATGCCTCTATTGAAATGGCAGAACCATAGTTCACAATGAACGAGGATATTTCTTCAAAGATAACCTTATCAGAGCGTTGCTCAAAGTAATCAGGTTGAATAAACGGAATTA